AGGGAATGGTGAGTCGTTGAATAATCTTAATGTAAAATTATCTGTTTTTTGGTGTATAGGTAAAGTAAATATAGTATGATCTGATACAGCAATATCATTAGCTAAGTATTCATCAGCTTTTACTATTGGATTTAGATTATACCATTCATCTAAATATATAAGTATCTTAACGCCATTAGCTGGTGCAGAGCTAAATGTAATCTTAGGTACAATACCACTTGTAGTATCTATAGTAAAAGCTGTAGTTACCACATTATCAAGTTTAACTTTTACTTGATCGTCATCTACATAACTTAAATCATCATCTACCCAGTTAAATACAGTCGTACTTCCGTCACCAGTATATTCTCGTTTACCTTGTCTTATACCTTTAGACTTTAATTTAAAGCCCATAACTCCTGATAATCCAACAGCAAACTTCATACGAGCTACTGTAAGATTAGCAGTAAAGTCACTCTGCTTCATAGCATCATCTACTTTATAGTAAGTCTTTGGTAATGTGACATCAAAATCATACTTATATCCTACTATAACATCACTCGCTACACTTGTTAAGTTTTTAAATGGTACTTTGAAATATGTGTTACCACTTTCGACAGCACGTTCTGGTGATATAGTAAATCCAGATTCAATAAACTGACCTGTAGCTGTAGTACCTTTAATAATGAGTACTGGTGTAAGATTAGTTGCGTCATTATATGGTATAAAACATTTGGAAAACTCATTTGTAGAATCCCAAACTACTGAACTTGCAGTTGCATATAAGTCCATACATGGATTTAGTCTCTGACCATCATTGTTAACAATAATAGCGTCGTCAGGACTCTGACTCAAACTAGCTTTGCTAAGAGTAAATTGACCACCCTGTTTTGTTACAGCAAAGAAGTCATCAGAGTCAGCTGCTATAGTTTGTACAGTTCCGGGTGCTTCCCAGTTAAACCACGTTTGTAATTTTATTTCAGTACCTTCAGAATAAGATCTAAAGAAATATATGTATCTTGTACTTTGTCCTGAGAATGCAATAAACTGGTTTTGGGCACTTGCAATTAATGTATCTACAGTAGATGGTACCCACTCACTAACGATCTTTCCGATGTCTACTACCTGTGGGTTTTCGTTTTCTCCACGTGTGACCATGCCGAAGATCCGTGTATAACTAGGGGTCTTACTGACAAAGTTAATTGTAGTACCAGTATCAACAGGGTCAATGATCGTATCCATTTCATAGTTAGCAATCGCTCGTATAACGGTTTTTGTTGGTGTTAAAATACCGTCATTAGATCCCATAAGAAACTGCTGGTTCGCACTAAATAATACAAGACCTTGTGTAGATGGTAGTACACTATGAAGTGCAACCGGTTTAGTTGTACTTGCACTTAAATCAACAGGATCTGAATCTACAACAATCTGAGCAGAAGCGTGATACATATTAAAGAAATCACCTGACTGACTCATAGAGACATTATCATCAGACAAAAATCCTAACCTATTGTTATGGAAGAATGACTGTTGTATTTTAGATCCTACAAAAGAAGGATGTGAATTAGTCTCATCGTCTCCTACTGTTCTAGCTGTCCATGATACACGTTGAAATGTAAATGCATTAGTTCCGGTATTTAACAACTCGTGCGGCATAGTTGCTGCATCAAGTCCAGTAGATTTACTTGGATCTAATGCTTCAGTCCAGTAACCTTTACCGGATGTACCATCATTAGCTACAAACTTTAAGTAATAAGGTTTTGTAACTGCACCACTGTTAATAATCTTAACAACGTGGTTGTGCATAGATTGGTTAGGTAACTCAGCTAATGTAGCTACCTCATTTTGAAATGCACTTAGCTGTGTACCATATATACCACCAGTACCTGTTAATGTAAATGTAGAAGTACGTGATAAATGTAATGAGTTTTCTAGTTTAGTAGTAGTTAAGTTAGATATACTTAAGTTATCTATAGCTGTCTTTATCTTACCTAAAGCATCAGAGTAAGAATCATCACTGTCTGTAGTTACAGTCCAACTTGATCCAGCTACAGTACCACTGTATGTTGTGCTAGTTGATATACCAGTTAAGACAATAGTGCCTTGCTTGTTAGCTGTAAAAGAAGGATCAGCTGTCTTGTTAGCTGTAACAGTTTTGTTAGTGATGATAGACTTATCTTGTACAGTTAGTATATCATAATCTGTACGTGCTCCTGTAAGGTATGCCTGTGCCCCTGTACCGTACGTTACGGTAGCAGCTGCCCCAGTTATAGCATTCCATATTGCAATGGCTCCCTGAGACTGTCCAGAAGGCACCGGTGTAATACAGCCTATATATTTTTCTGTTGAAGTTCTAGAGATATAGAACCATTTTGAGTTATCATATGTAGTGCCAGTACCTAGATTTGCTATCCATTGAAATCCGGGTCTTTTTGTAAGACCAAAAGTTGGATCAGGATAGCCGTTGATGCACTCCTCGACTTGACCGGGAAGTTTCTTATCATCAGATTGTCTAGATACTCCACCAAGATAATTGTCAACTCGTTGAGTAACTGATGGCATTAGCGTTGTAAAGCGTGAAATGGTTGATAGCTTTGGTAGTAGTTCTGCTGACCTTGGGGGTGTCCAAACATAGTAAACTGACCTTGTTGAGTTTCGTACTCTAAAGCTATTGCTCTAGATTGTCCTTCCTCTCTTTCAAGTCTAGCATACTGATCATCGTCTCCTACTATTCTACCAGATACAATTTTAGCTGCTCTGGCTGTTATATAATTTCTTATAGGTTCGGGTAGATCTATGAAGTCAAACTCCCATATAACGTCACATTCGATAGGACTGTACTCCCACTCAAAGGTATGATTCTGCCTATCGTATAGTTTACCGCTTCTACGTACAGCATCATAAGTTGTGTTCTGAGCGTTTTCTGTGAGTTTGATTTGTATAATGTTATTAGGTATAGGAATTTCGTTATTATTATCTTTTGTAAATTCGTAGTGGTACTCCTTATTAAAAGTCCATCCTTCGGATTGTACCTCTCGTGACACCTGTAACAGTGTATCATAAGCAATCGCAACTTCCGGGTTGGTTTGGTCTAGTGTAGTTACAGGAGCTTGACCACATGACGTTAGTATTTGGTTTATAGCTGGTAGCTCTTGTGTAGCGTTTGTGGTTGGAAAAGGCATAATAAAAAAAGGGAGCCGAAGCTCCCGTATAAAAAATAAAAATTAAGCGTTAGCTGGGTATGAAGTACCGAATGCAGCGTTACCTGTAGATCCAGTAGCAGCACCAGCGACGAGCTCGACGCAAGCAGCAGGGTTTAAGAAGTCTGCTCCCATTGCGAGTCTACCTAGGATTACATCACCTTGGTACACAACTGAAACGTCACCAGAAGTAATCTGAACCTGTGGTCCGATAGCTTCTACAACACCAGCGGCTTCTTTCTGGAAGATAAGTCCGCAGCTGTTAGCGAAGTCAGATGCATTACCATAGTTGTTGTTGATACCAGTTACAGAAGCTCTACCGTCTTCAGCTGTTTCACCAACGAATGATCCTATGTTTCCGGGGCTTGTTACACCGGGGTTTGTTGCAGATGCAGATCCAAACTTAGTACCGTATGATCCGAAGAATGGGATGTTCATTGACTTGAAGATCTTGATGCCTGCAATCTCAATGATGCCTTGTCCGGACTGTAATGCAGTACCTTGTACATCTCTGTTTACAAGACCATTAGAACCGACAGCTTGTATCAATTCATAATATTGTCTTGGGTTCAACACAGCGACTCTGCCGTCAGTAGAAACTCCTTTTTCATCTAATGCAGCTGCAGCGTCATAGAATGCGTTGATTAATGAAGCAGCAACATATGCATCAGAAGCTTGGTTGTTTGTACCAACTCTGATCTGTGTTCCGCCGGGCTCTACAAAGCCTGACTTAGAAATTGGAGAAGCTTGTCTAGCACCTTTAGCGATAGCTCTAAAGATAAGTCTATCGTACTTTTGTGCAAGAGCATAACCAATTTTCTTGGAAATCTCTCCTCTCAATTCGTAGTGAGCAAGTGTTTCATCTAGCTCATAGACAAATGCACTAGAGATAAGTAAGTCATCAATAGTAATTGTCTTCTCAGCTACTGGTGGTGCACCATCGGTGTTACCTAGTATGCTGTTGCCGGGTGTATGATACTCGGCTTTTGTGTGTCCAGTGTAGATGAACTGAAGACTCTTACCGTTAGATAAGGTTCTCTTCATTACAAGATCTCTGGCTATAGCATTGTGCTG